CTTTCGCTTTTTTTAGAACCGAAAACCAAAGCCCCCAATTATGAAAGAAGAGCTAGAACTATGGAGAAGCATACAAAAGGAGTGCGTAGACAGTCTAAAAAGGCACGGCGCAATACTTGAGGCTATTACAGATAGAGGCCAGGCTGTAATAAGAAAGAACCCAGCCGTAGAAACCTTGGCAAAGGCAGAGCGCAAGATCCAAGAATTAGAAAAGATAGTAGGTAGTGAGCTTAACCTGGACTGAGAATATAATAGAGCGCTACTGCGTTCTCACGGAAGACGAACACGCCGGCAAGCCAGTTAAACTATTAGACTGGCAAAGGCATCTAATTCGTGAAAGTGAAGGCAAGCGCTTAGTCTGGCTAGAGATACCACGAAAGAACGGTAAGAGCGCTTTTATTGCTATGCTTGCCATAGCCCATATGCTTGAGGGCTTTAAGAATAATTCTAACCCTCAGGTAGTTTTAGCCGCTGCGACCAGGGAGCAAGCCGGTATACTGTTCGCTTATGTTCGGAATATGGTACTTTTCAATCCAGAGCTTCAGAAAGTACTTGAGCCATACCGCAAAGAAATACGGCTTAAAGGCCGGCCTGGCTTTTTAAAGACTCTTACCAGCGACGGAGGCAGTAACCACGGACTAAACCCTAGCCTTATTCTATGCGATGAAATCCACGCCTGGAATGAAGTTAAAGGCCCGGACTTATGGGAAGCCCTACGTACCTCTATGGCAGCACGCCCTAGCAAAATGGTAGCTATTACCACCGCCGGGGGAGCTTTTAGCTTTGCCCACAAGTGGCACGAATACGCCAAGCAAGTACTAGAACGTCCAGAAATAGATCCGTCTTGGCTTACTATTATATACGGAGCTGAAGATCACGAAGATCCACACGATCCTAAAGTATGGGCAAAGGCTAACCCTAGCCTAGGGGTAACCGTTAGCTTAAAGTACCTGGAGGAACTAAGCAATACTGCCAAGTACGACGAGCCTACGCTATTATCTTTACGAAAGCTACACCTTAACCAATGGGCCGGCAGCGCCCAGCCTTATATACCGCTTCAAAAGTGGCTAAAGTGCAGCAACAGCAAGAAGGACGTAAAGAACTGGCGCTGTTTCTTAGGGGTAGACCTTGCAGCTGTTAACGACTTTACGGCTTATGCAGTACTATACTTTAACGGCGAGCAATTCCACACGATCCAGTACTACCAGATAACGGACTACGCTATGACTAAGCGTAAGAACAAGTACCCAAACCTAGTAAGGAACTGGGCAAAGAACGGTAACCTAGAGATAGTGAAGGGTGAAGTAACTACTACGGCCCATAGACTGGAGATAATACAGCGCATAATGGACGCTCACCCGGTCGAAGGTATCTTCTTTGATCCATGGAACGCCGCCGAAACGGTAGATACTATGCGCCAGAGGTACGGTAAAAACTTCTGTTATGAGGTGCGCCAGAGCGCTTTAATGATTAACGAACCCATGAAGTTACTGTATCGTAGTGTAGTTACGGGCAACCTTACCCACGATAACAACCCAGTTACTGCCTGGATGATAGCTAACACCAGCCTACACATAGATAAGAACGATAATTGGACTTTCCAGAAGGACAAGGCACCCGACCGAATAGACGGAACCGCGGCAATCCTTACCGCCATGGCTGGATATGTACACAACGCTAGCACCGGAATGAGTAGCTACGATAGCGAAGAAATTATTTTCGTTTAAATTTGCTTTTTTAAAATAATTATTGTAAACTTTACGCGCGCATGGCATCTTTCTACGATAGAGTTAAACGGAGTATTTCGGGGGTAATCAATCCGCGCCCTTGGCTTATAAATCTTTTCGGAGGTACTGGCACTAGTGCCGGGGAAAACGTAAGCAGCACAAACGCTCCCAAGGTCGCCGCGGTATACGCGTGCGTAAACCTTATAGCGGATACAGTAGCGAGCTTACCCTTTAGGGTGGTCCGCGAAACAGAGGAAGGCCAGGTATACGTACCTGGGCTAATCGACGACCTAGTACGTAAGGCGCCTAACAGCTCTTATAATAGCTTTACCTTCCGTAAGGCTATGCTTACGCAGCTCTTACTACGTGGCAACGCTTACGTATTACCTATGCGTAACGGTACCAACTTGGCCGGCTTTGAGCTAGTAGATACCGACCTAGTAGAAATTGATACTACTGGGGGAAACCTTATCTACCAGGTACACCTCACTAACGGCGTTAAACTGCGTCTAGATCCTTCACAGATCATACACCTAAAGCTATGGACTTTAGACGGTATTCAAGGCGTTAGCCCTATAACTTACGCCCGTGAAACTATCGGGACCAATATGGCGGCAACTAAACACCTGGGCAGCTTTTACGGTCGAGGTGCTACGCCAAAGGGTATTTTACAGATTCAAGGTACCATCCGCGACGCTGACCGCGTACGCCAGATCGGCCAACAGTTCGACGCGCGTTACGCTGGCGATAACGCCGGAGGGACTGCCGTACTCACCGAAGGGGCAGAGTACAAGCCCGTAGCTATGAGTATGCGCGAAAGCCAATTCCTAGAAACGCTACGCTTTGGCGTAGAGGAAATTTGCCGCCTTTACAAAGTGCCACCTCATAAGGTAGGCCACATGGAAGGGGCCGGCTACTCTAACAGCATAGAGGCGCAAAATGCACAGTTCGTTACGGACTGCATTCGCCCAATTATCGAGCTTATAGAAATGGAGTTTACCAATAAAGTACTTAATGGTAACCGCCGTTTTAACTTAGATATGCGCGCGCTTATGCGTGGCGACATCATGACGCAAGTACAGCGGAACGTATCGTACTGGAATATAGGGGTAATAAGTGCTAACGAGATCCGTAAAGAAGAAGGCTTACCGCCTATCGCTGACGGGGACACGTATAATAAGCCTATGCACATGGCACCACAAAACGACGTAAACAATGGACAACAAGGAAACGCGCAGCTTACCGCTGCCCAATGATGGAGGAGGACGAAATGTCAGCGGATACGCCGCCAATTTTCGCGAATATGACATGGGTGCTTTTAGGGAGCGTATCGAGCGTAGTGCCTTCGATAACGTGGACGCTTACGACATCCACGCTCTATACAACCACGATTACCAGAAAGTACTGGCCCGAAGAAATAAAGGTAAAGGAACCCTAGACCTTATTACCGACGAAGAAGGCTTAAAGTTCGCTTTCGAACTTCCCGACACATCTACCGGCAACGAAGTACGCACCTTAGTAGAACGTGGCGACGTAGACCAAGCTAGCTGGGCTTTTACCGTAGCTAAGGAAGAGTGGGCAGACGTACGCAGCGAAAAGCCACTACGCATCATTAAAGAAGTGGGCGAAATTTACGATATTTCATTAACGCCGAGGGGCGCAAACCCTACCACCTCCGTAGCTTTGCGAAGCTTGGAGGCAGCACAACAAGAACCCGAACTGGAGGTACCAGTAATTGAATTAAAACCCGAAAACGTGGAAAACGTAGAAAACACAGAGGAGCGCGCGGCTAATTTCGTCGACGCTTCCGCAGTCCAGGGCAAGCTCTCTAAATCAGAGTCGCGCGACTTGGCAAAATTCAATATCGTTAAGGCCATTAACGAGGCCCGTAACGGTAAACTTACTGGCGTAGAAGCCGAAGTAAACCAGGAAGGTATTAACGAAAAGCGCAAGCTTAACCAAGACTTCCGCGATTCTCACGCGGTGAACCTTCCCGAAATGATGTTCCGCGCGCAGACTGCCGGAGGCGCTACTACTGGTTCAGACTTGGTATTTACCGAGCCAGGACGTTACGTAGACTTCTTGTACCCTAACAGCCCTATGCTCAATCTTTGTAGCGTAGCCGATAACTTGGTAGGTAACGTAGACTTCCCTAAGCAGACTTCCAGCTACTCTTTGAACTGGGAAACTGAAACCGGAACCGACACGGCCCAGGATATCAACTTTGACAAAGTAACAATGTCGCCAAAGCGCGCCGTTATTACTGCGTCAATGTCTAACCAGCTTTTGCGTCAAGAATATAGCCGCGGTATCGAGCAGCGTATTATCGGCCAGCTTAACCAGTCTTTCAACAAAGGACTAGAGAACGCAGTACTTAACGGTACCGGAGCTTCTAACCAGCCTAGCGGTATCTACACCGAGCTAGCAGCACAAGCTATTTCTTTGGGCGCTATCTCTTTTGACGACTTGGTAGACATGGAAGCAGCTTTGGCAGCTTCAGACGCTTTGGACGGACGTTTGGCTTATGTTACTCACCCTAACGTAGTGGCTAAATTGAAAAAGACCAAAGTAGACGCTGGTAGCGGTCGCTTCTTGGTAGAAGGTATGTTAGATCCAGTTAAGACCGCCAACGGTTACAGCATCTTCAATACTACACTTTCACCAGTAGCAGCCGGTAACTACGGTATTATCTTCGGTAACTTCAACGACGTACAGATCGGATTCTGGGGTGGTGCTACTTTAATGGTAGATCCTTACACTAACATGAAGTCTTCTATCGTTGAAATTTATGTTGAGCGCTTCATGGACGTAGCAGTATTGCGCGACGCTTCCTTTGCACTAGCCACAGACGTTACTATCTAAAATGGCTAACAGCATTACCTACACACCGGAAGCCATTAACCTCACAGAGGTAAAGGCATTCTGCCGCGTGGACGGCACAGCCGACGATAACTTACTTACCTTCCTTTATGAGGCGGCGTGTGAGGAAGCGTTAAGCTACGCCCACGTAGTGGCTGGTAGTGCTACAATTACCGCGGACACAGTATGGGTAAGCTCTTATGAGCTTCCCTACTGGCCCGAGGGTACTATTACCTCCGTTCACGTTTATATAGACGGAGTAAGCACAGAGGATACCGAGTACGAACTGTTAGACGGCGTTATACTTCCTAGTATAGGAGATGAAGGCGACCGCATGATTATCGTATATACAGCCGGATACCCTTCTATGCCAAAAGACTTAAAACACGCTATTTACCAGCGCGTTAAATTCGGCTACGACTTTGGGGACGATATGCCCTATAACGTCGGGCCGCGTTTCTTTGATCGTATTGTATTCCGTTATCGCAGAAACTTTGCATGACGTTAGACCGACGCGTAACCCTATACGAACCCACCACCAGCGTAAACGCTAGCGGCCAGGTTAAGCGCTCTTTTGCGAGCGCTGGGGACTTCTATGCCCAGGAAGTTATACCAGGGGTAGAAGTAGCCGGTAGTGAAGCAATGGTTAACGACCAGATGCAAAGCAGCTACGTAGTTAACTGGCGTATGCGCTACCAGACAGCCGTAACGGCCGACTGGAAGCTAGAATACGGAGGCAAGTACTACGACATCATTAGCGTCGCACCGGAGGGCCGTAAGCGTTTTATTTTAGTTAAAACTAAACTGCGCGACAATGGCACGCTCTAATACTATACACCTACGCAGCCAGTCCGGCAGAACCGAAAGTTTTGACCAGTTCCGCCAGCGTCTACGTAAGTTAGGCACTTCCGAAACTATGCGCTTTCGCGAGGTACGCAAGCTACTTTTAAAAGAAGCCCAGCCCTTGGTAACCGAAGCACGTAACCAGGCCTACACAGACAGCCAACAGCCTAAAGGCGTACGCATGAAAAGCCGAAGCACTTTAGGGGCTAAGTTCTACAACTTGTACGGATCCATTAACAAATGGGCCAACAAAGGAACTACCAAGGCTTACGTAGTAGTAGGACTTAGAAGCTCCAAGAAAAGTGGCGCTTATTACGCCATATGGCAGTTATTCGGAGGGACTGAAAAGAACTTTAAGGCTAAGGACTTTATAGGACTAGCAGCAGACAGTACTAACGTAGTAGAACGCGCTCAAAAGTTAATGCAGCGCCACATCCAAAAACGCATAACTTCGGTACTGCGATGAACTACCTACAATACGTATACGACGCAGTAAATTCAGCCACTACGGAAGACGTTTACGCGTTAGCAGCTCCCCAGGGGACTACTGCCGACCATATAGTAATTACGATCCAGGGCGTAGCCGTCCAGGAAAACAAAGACCTTACGCCTAGCGAAACGATAAGCGCAACGCTTTTCTTTCACTATGCCGACGCAGATAGCGCCCAGGCCGAATTGGCCATAGTGCGCGACTTCATAAAGACAGACATAGACTACGTAACCGCGACCTTAGACAGCGTACAATTCTTTTACGACGACGTTAACGAACGCGTACTACTAGCAGCAGACTTTTTATTCATCCTTAATAGCTAAAATATGGCTTCACTATCTGGCGGCGAAATCCGCGTACTACTGTCCACCGACGGAGGTACAACCTACAAAGGCTTCGCTTTAGAAAGCGATTGTTCCTTTGAAATGAACGCAGAAACGCGCGAAGTAACAAGCAAAGACGATGCGGTATTCCGTTCGTATGTTACAAGCGCCAAGAACTGGACTATAAGCGGCAGCGCTTTGTTTGGCGACGACTCAGCTACAAGCTGGAACCCAGACGATCTTTATGCTTCAATCGGGGCAGAGGTAGACATTAAAATTACCCAATGTGCCGCCGGTACGGTTACGCCAGCTACTGGAGAAACGAAGATTGAAGGCAACGCGATCCTTACGCAGCTTTCCGCTTCTTTCCCAGATAAAGACAACGGCACGTACTCTTTCAGCTTGCAAGGTACGGGCGCTTGGACAGTAGGAACAAACTAAAATAAATAACGATGGAAGGGAAAAAGTTTACGCTGGGGGCAGCGTTATTGTTTGAGGAAATTACCGGGGGCAGTATTACCGACATGAGTAAGCCAAAGATTGGCGACATGGTGGCAATGCTATACGCCCAAGAAAATTGGGATAATGACAACCGGCCCAGTTACGAGGAATTTAAGAAAGCTATTTCCGGCGAGGACTTGGCTACACTTACCCAGCGGCTTAACGGCCCTTTTTCCCAGCCGGCGGCGCAGTAGACGTACTGGGCTTGCTGGTGGGACGGGTGGGCCTTGCTCCAAGTGAGGCCCTAAGACTCGGTAGCCGCGAAATAGATGCCGTACTAAAACACGGTAACGAAAGGCTAAAAGAGGACTGGAAGCGTACCAGGTGGCTAGCTGCCATACTGGTAAACGTAAGCGGCAAGACGGTGCGAAAGCACATAAAAGATACGGACTTACTCCGTTTTGAAGATGAACGTAAAGGCAATGGCTTTGCCGATTTTGTAAAAGCAGCACATGGCTAACGACATAAGCAGTAAGGTAATTCTAGGAATAGATACCAATGAATTCCGCCGGGGCATAAGCCAGGTAGATAATTCTATAAAGGGTATTTCTAAGCAGTTCCAGAACTTAGGCGGCATTATTGGCGCCAGCTTTGCCGTTTCACAAATCCAAGCCTTTGCAAGCGAAGCCCTAGACTTGGCCATGAAGGCCCAAGGTATAGAAACAGCCTTTCAGCGTATTGGTAACGAAGCCAATATGCAGAACCTTCGCGAGGCCGTACAAGGAACAGTTAGCGACCTGGAGCTAATGCGCCAAGCCGTTACAGCTCAGAAGCTAGGTATTCCTATTCAAGAGTTCACCAAATACTTAGGCTTTGCAAAGAAGCAAGCTAATGAGATGGGCGAAAGCGTCGACTATATGGTCGACAGCATAGTAAAAGGTGTAGGCCGTCAGTCCACTATGATTTTGGACAACTTGGGCATATCAGCTAAGGCCGTCCAGGAAGAACTAAAGAAAGGTGGAACCTTTGCCGAGGCAGTCGGCCGGATCATCCAGCAAGAAATGGGTGGCGCAAACGATACGCTTCTTACTACCCAGGATAGACTACTTCAGCAGCGCGCAGCTTTAGCAAACATTAAAGAGGAACTAGGCACTAAACTACTTCCGGTCTATGAGGCTGTCCTAGGATGGCTTAACGATGCCCTAGCGCAGATTAACAGACTATTCAGTAGCCAACTGAGCCTATTTGAAAAGTTAGCTTATTACGCGTCTTATTTAGACATGGCCAACGGAGCGCTTATGCGTATGGCTATAGACGCACAAGCTGCCGGCAGAGCAGCCGCAGAGCTAGGCCAAGGTGCCGCAATGGTAGGCGAAGGCTTTGAGGGTGCAGTAGAGCAAGTGAAACAATTAGGCGCAGAGCTTAAAAAGGTTTCTGGTATTAAAGTACAGGGCGGCTTACGCCTTTCGGACGTAGAGCCTGGACTAGCTCCAAAAGATAAAGCGGTAACACCACTATACCAAACTAACCAGGCGGTATTCGGTATACGCCGGCAAGCAGAGTACGCGGCTGGATCGTGGGACACGTATACGGAGGCCATGGTTAACAGCATTAAAACGAGTAACGACTGGATAACATTAAGCCAGCAGTTAGGCGAGCAATTAGATGCTATTGGCGTTATTGGTCAGCAGTTCGGCCAAATCTTCCAGGCATCTTTCCAGGCTGCAATAACAAACGGCGACAGCTTCTTCGATAGCGTTAGGCAAGGACTAAGGAATTACGTACAGCAAATGTTAGCAGCCACAGCCGCTACTCTTGCCCTAGCCGCTGCCCTGGCTATTATCTTCCCAAAAATAGGCTTTAAGGCTGCATTTAACGTACTAGGGGGAGGCATGGGCTTGCCGTTTGGACTAAATGAGAATGGAGCCATTAAACTAAAGTTAAGCGGCGACGCCTTCTATAGCGCAATAGGTAGGAAT